GGTTCTGTTCCATTGTACGTGTCATAGCAAACATTACATCTGTAGCTGCCTTGCTATGGGTGGTAATCTGTACCACCTTATTATGGTTCATTGCGGCATGTCGGAAGTACCGCCCCTGTACATAGGTAGATATACCAAATCTACGTGCCTTTAAGACAATCATCCTGACATGGTTATGTTCAGATAGCTGTCTCTGCATCATAGAATGCATAATCTGCTGTACCTCATTGAGCTTAAACGGTATAAGCTCCCCTGTCCCAAAATTTTGAATTTTTAAGCAATTTTCAAAGTAGAGAAGAGGGTTAGCTTGTAACTTCCGTATAAGCTGTATTATCTCTTTTTCTTCCATTCACCGCATTCAAGCGTTTATTCACCGCATTTGCACGGATTACATTTACATTCTTCACATTTACACATGTAGTATCACCCATAAAAGTAGTATCGTCAAAGACACTAGCACGAACCACGATATTAATATTCCTTTATTTTTCATAATTTAGTCATCTAATACGTTATCTAATGCCTTATCCAATTTTTTAAAGACCTTCTTTTCTAAACGAGGAAGAAGTCGTATCCCACTATACCCTATAACAAATGCTATAGCCAGAGCAGTATATACACCAAATTCAAATTGTTCCATTAACATTGGAATAAAAAATTCCGCTGCTATCCATCCTACAGCAGCCGCTACTGCTAAATTCTTTGCCTCCATAGCAAAACCTGTCCATTTGTGAACTAATCCATTAGTTAGACCGCCACAGGTACTTGCAAATACACAACACCACTTGGCCCCAATAATCGCTAAAATTGTTTCCATATATAAAAATCCTTATTAAATTGTTAAAAAGTGACAGCCCCAACCGAGGTACTAAGGGGGGCTAGGGCTGTCTAGGGCTGGAGACAAAGCCCTCTCATATTCTCATCCAAAACCCCTGAATAAGCAAGGGTGTATAAACGCCTATAACTACTTTATGTATATAATAGGGGGGGGCCGTGATCGGGGGGGCGGGGTCGCTCGTGTCGCAAGGCTCGATCAGCCAGTTTTTTTATCCTTTAATTGGTCAAGCTATCTTACCAATTTATACAATTATTTAATTCTCAAGATTAAGATATTATTAATTGATTAGTTTTGACTCATAACCATCTGATATTGTTGCAGTTTGTGGTGTTATATCTTTTAGTTGTGGCTCAATATCTTTTAATATTTTTTCAAATTTAATGTTGTGATTGATTTGTTTTGTATTATCTATTGTTGGAGCATAGCCTAACAATTTCGTTAATGATTCCAGTATGTTAGAGGCTGTCTTGTATTCCTCATTAGATTTAGCCAGTATAAACAACTGATATTGTTCATTAATTATCTGATTCTTGCTTAATGCATTTGCTCTCAATACAAATTCATTCTGCCTTTTTATTTCCCCCCTAATCCTATCCTTTTTTAATAGCCTAGTTTGTTGTACACTAGCGGATTGTTCCGCATAACCTGCTGATATTACTGCCTTTGTTCCGTTTCCTCCATTCCTTACGTATTCATTGCAAAATATTTGTTCTTTTATACTGATGTTATCATTTGCCATATCGGAACTCGGAGTTCTGGTTTTTAGATTATCGGAAGTTTTAGTTCCGGTTTTTGTTGTGCAATTTCAGTAGGTTAATAAAGTAGGAACTTAAAGTTCTCATTAAATCGGAACTCTGAGTTCTGATTATGCTGTTTTTTGCCGTCATTCTCAAGTTTTATCAGATCAAATCAAATCAAATCAAAATACAGAAAAAACTTCAATTATTATTCCTAACAATTTCAGCATGTTGCAGACTAATTTCACTTGATGGCATGGATTGGCATAGTTACTGCTATACGTAAGGCAAGGCAAATTTTTTGGTGTTGCCGATTATCAAACCTATACTTAAAGGTTAATATGGAAACAGTCGAGCAAATGACCGCCAGTTTCAAGGCGCAAGGTTACACTAACCCAGAACTACATGCAGAGTGCAAGCATCAAGCTAACGTGTATTTCGATGTTAGTATAAAAAATAAAAGGCGGTTTGTATCGCCTGTTCTGCACAATATAGAGCAACACATTGCAAGCGATGCGAAAAAAATCAAATCTTTTTACAAAAAAGGCGGTCGCATTCATTACTTACAGCCTAAGCGTACACGTAAAACTTACATTAAGGTTGCGATTCCAGCAACAACTCAAACAGGCACAAAGCCTCAGCACAAAATGACACCTGAACAGGCATTTGCCTTGGATGCTGTCAAGATGTTCGGCAAGTATTAACCTATAACCTTAACAGCGCATTGGTCAATTGATTAATGCGCCTTTTCAATCAATCTATAATCTGAAAAAATTACATGTCAAATTCAACTTTTACAATGCGCCATTATAACCCAATACATGCGCTGATTAAATCAACTATTGACGGCTTCAAGGCTGATTCTAACATGATCAGTTTAGAAGACTTAAATTATGTTGCTGGTATGGAAGTCTTACATGCCGAACTTGGCGCAATGTTCAAAAAAGACAATCCAAAATTTAAGCCTGAATTGTGGGAATTATAACCTATAGACCGAAAGGCAAAACATGACAAAATTAATCTTTCTCATTCACGTTTTAATATTCATCTATAAACTGAAAACACAACATGCAAAATAAAGACTTTACGCAACTATCTCAGAGTGAAGCCATAGCAACGCTTAACAAGGAAATAAAACGCAAGGATGCGCTAATAACCGCCTTGCAAAATCAAGCAACATACGCTCGCCAGCAAATACAACACTTGAGCGGTCAACAAAATATATATCCCGAAGCGCAATTAAATTGCAATTCATGCGGTTAATGGCATTAAAGTAGATTTGTGGCATACCAATTGCAAGTCTACTTTGAGACGTTCGCTGAATGTCCTTGAAACTAAGTTCACAGTATAGACCGAAAGCCAAACATGTATAAAACAGACAATAAATTTGTGAATGACTTTTGTCAAGATAGTGCCGAAAATTTAGCGCATTGCCATGCAGAAGTTCAAGTCACAATACAGATGAATACCGAAGCGCTTGACGGCATAGCTACCGACTTTAAAAAGAACGGCATTAATATTGCGGTTTTCAATTGGGGGCAAAAAAAGAAAGCCGTACAGCACTTTAATGCAAACATGCACTACTACTACGATAGCATGATGTCAATACTAGCAAGCAAAAAGGGCGATGTTCCAGACCGCATTTTGCAATTATTTCTTGAGGTCGAAGGTCTGGGGCTGGCTAAAGCTAGCTTTCTGGCACAACTTGCAACTGGACACAAAGCGTTTGCTTGCCTTGACAGTAATAATCTGATCTGGCATAACCTTGATCCGAAGGTTACGAGCTACAATAAAAAGCTCAAGTCTGATATTATAAAAGCAGAAAAAAGACGGCAATATTTTGCTGTAGTCAAGAAGCTGGGCGGTGGCGAAAAGCTATGGAATGACTGGTGCATAGGCGTTGCCGATAAGAGTAAGAAATTCAAGTCAGGCGTGGAAGTGTCTTACAAGCATAGACATTGGTTTACACGCTGGGCAAATCAGTATCCTACAATATAGAAGGGAAATTATGAGTAGCGTATATTTCAAGGAACCCCGATGCAGGGGCAAAAGGGTTGAACTTTCAAGGTTTGACCATGAGGATGAATTTCAAGAGTATCATATTAAAGTGTCATTCACAGGCGTTGACAAATGCCTCGATGTTTACGATGACATTCACAGGGCTGACACTAAGTCAGGCTGGGGCAATTGCCGAAGCTGGAAGGATGCAACAAAGCGGAAGCATCAATGGTTCAGGCATGTAGTAAGGTAGGCAATAACTGCCTAGTAGGCAATATCTGCTAGGCACATTTTACCATACAGGTGAACATGGATTATAGACAACAAACTATAGCCGATAGTCTATACAGGAATAACATAGACATTAGCACATTGAAACAGTCAGGCCGTAAGTGTGTGGTTTGTGCTGAAAATACCCTGCTAATAATTGGCGAAGGGTACGATAACCGCACAAAATACGTGTGTGGTAATAAAATATGCAACTGTCAGTACAGTTTGGCATAGCATTTGCATCATTATAAAAGAAAGGAATTTATGGAATATAAAGTCGAAGTACCAGCATACATAATTTATAAAGTAGAGGCAGACTCCGAAGAAGAGGCAATAAATGTAGTACAAGAAAGTGTACCAAGTGATTTAAAAGAGGAAATTTTCATAGGCGAAGATGGATACAATCACATGGAGGCACACCTTATAACTTCTTAGTAATTATTTATAAGATTAAAAACAAATTGGCATGGTGATTGCATGTTTAATAGTAACAATAAAAAACAGGAGGAATATGAGTTTTCAAAATGATGTGAGTAACGCATTACTAAATATGTACGATGTACGAAATAAACTTTCAAGTGCAGTCATCCACACAAACAATCCAGAAGCAATAAATGGTTTGATGAAAGTATTTGATACACCAAAAGATAATGATGGTTCATCAATTACCATTGGCGATTGCATAGATGATGTAATTGAGATGTTAGAAAACTATGACAATGGAGAAAGTTCAACATGGTAGATGGCAATACACGAAACAACTTTTGGAGGCGGTTTCGCATGAAGGTCAAGACCTCCGCTAAAGTCTACGGCAAAAAAGATCGTAGGCAAAACAAGAATCCTAAACAGGAGTAGTAATATGGACTATAACAATAGCTTCGCAACACGCTACAAAAAAGTTGCATCCCTGAAAGAAGGCGATTATCGCCAAGTAGGGCAATGGGTTAGGAATCCTCTTAATCCACAACTGAGCAAGTTGCTTGTTAAGCATGGCGATAAGCCTGTTTACTTGCATGGCGAAAAGGTACAGGCAAGGTTCAACAAGTGCTATGAGGCAAAGAAGCGGAATGTAATGCTTCCACATGAGCCTCAGCAGGTACGCATGGTAGTTGATCAGATTCCAACTAACAAGCTGGTTGCCTTGAAGGGTATCTGTGAGTTTGAGATCAACTCACGAAGAGCGGAGCAAATATAATTTGTTTCAATCGGGACACTTGTTGTTGAGTGTCCTAATTGACACAAAGAATAGCTAGGGAGTGGTCGTTGGCCTATCGGAAGATAGTTTGAGCAAACCATTGGCAGAACCTAGTTTCTTGACTGAGTAGTTAAGCAACGGCATACTCCCTGCGAAAAGCACACTATGCTAAGTCTCTCCGTACAACCTAAGAGCATGGACGCTCTAAGTTGAAACGCTACTCAGTCATTAACTTTAACTAACAGGAGGAATATGTATAGAGGAACTAAGATGCAATGGCATCACCTTGAAGATGTCAAGAAAGATGAGCAGTCAGTTATTCTGATTGACTGGCAGGATACAGATATGATGGCAGAGCTTACTTCAAGCCTGACATATTATGGTGTAACCTTTACAGCTACGCTTGAGCGTGGTGAAAATTACATGATCAGAATTGTAGGAAACAGACCATCAAACTATAACAGGGATAAATAATATGAAAGAAAACAAACTGGGCAGGAAGTTCGCAAACACTTGGAGTCCACCACCACGAATTAGGTGCAAAGGGAACCATAAGTTTTTTACAAGAATGGCTAATAAGGGCGTTAGAAAGAACGCAAAACTTTTAATTAAAACAGGAGAATAACATGAGTATGTTCTATTGCAATGGGTGTGATCACCTAGTAGATTCGGATGAAGTTTTGTTCATCTATGATTATAAGACTGACTATTGGACTTGTGCCAATTGTTTGGAGGCTGATCCAGATGTGGATGATGTGGAAAAAGTGTTGGAAGATTACAATACATATTGGACTAAGGAAGCATCACAGGTAAGACAGATGTTACTTATAAACAAGGCGAAGAAAAGTAATAAACGTAACCTAGATAAACATTCAACAGGAGAATAACATGGAACGCAAAGATTTCCCATTCAAAAGTTTTTGGGGTAATGA